ACTTCTCCAAGACCAACTATTCTTCGGCCCGCGCCAGCATGCTGACCACTTACCGCCACATGCTCGCAAAGAAGAAGTTTGTCGCGGATCGTCTGGCCGACGAGATTTATACCGTGTGGGCCGAAGAGTGGTTCAACGCAAAGAATTTACCACTGCCTCGCGGCTTCAAGCCCGATATCTTCTACCAGCCCTTCGCCAAGGAGTGCCTGACCGCCTGCGATTGGATCGGCACCGGGCGCGGCCAGATAGACGAACTCAAGGAAACCCAGGCCGCGATCCTGCGGGTGAACTCCGGTTTTTCGACCCGCGAGATCGAAGTCGCGAAATTCGGCGGCGATTGGCGAAAGATTTTCCGTCAGTTGGAGCGCGAACAGCGGCTCGCCGATGAACTCGGTCTGTCGTTTTCGCGGGACGCGACCAAGGACCAGACCGGGTCGGGCCAGACGGTCATGGACCAGGGCGCAGACCAGCAGGACCAGCAAGACCAGCAGGATCAAGCGGCATGAGAATCCACATCGCGTTCGTGTCGCCCGAGCACTGCGACTTCGCGGCTGAACTCGCGGCGGCGGCGAGGCTGGAGCCTGTTGCGGATATCTCCCCGGTGTGCGTTCGCTATGGTATGGATGTGGGCGGCAAGCCGTTCGCCTATGCCGGCGGCGTCGCGGTGATCCCGGTTCACGGCTTGTTGCTCAACCGCTTCCCCGGCTCGGTCGGCATGGCGACCGGGTACGACTTTGTGCGCGGCCAGCTTCGCATGGCATTGGCCGACCCGGATGTGGCGCACATCGTGTTCGACATCCACTCGAACGGCGGCATGGCGGCGGGCTGCGAGGAACTGGCGCAGGAAATCTACCGCTCGCGAGAGGTCAAGCCGAGCCTTGCGGTGGTTGATTCCAACTGTTACTCCGGGGCTTTTTACATCGGCAGCGCGGCCAGTCGGATCGTCTCTACCGTATCCGGCGGGGTTGGTTCTATAGGCGTGGTGGCGATGCACGTCGATCACTCGAAAATGCTGGAAAACGAAGGTCTGAACGTGACCTTCATCCAGGCAGGCGAGGAAAAAACCGATGGCAATGCGTATCAGCCCTTGTCGGAACGCGCGAGGGAGCGCATAAATTCTACCGTACAATACCATTATGGGTTATTCACCGAAGCCGTCGCCAAGTTTCGCGGCATCCCGGTGGAAGACGTTCGAGCGACCGAGGCGCGTTGCTACACGCCGCCCCAGGCGCAAGGGCTGGGGCTTATCGACGGTGTTGTCGATGCCACCGATGCGGTCAGGGGAATGCTGAACACTAGCGAGGGCCAGATGGAAATCAGTCAGGACGATATCGCGCGCATCGCCGCCGAAGCCGCTACGAAAGCTGTCGCCGAAGACCGGAACAGGATGTCGAAGATTCGCAGTTCGCCGCACGCCAAGGGCCGCGAGAAGCTGGCCGACCACCTCGCCCTCAACACTTCGATGAGCGTGGATGAGGCAGCCGCGATACTGGAGCACGCGCCGGCCCAGGAAGAGCAAGCGGCCGGCAACAACTTCGCGGCGGCGATGAGCCTGACCCAGAATCCGAATGTCGGCCCCGACAACCCGGCCAACACTTCGGACCCGGAGGCCAGCGCCCCCAACCGCATTCTGGCGAACTACAAGGCGATCACCGGCTACGGCTACCGCAAGTCGGCATAGGGGGCTTGTATGGCAGGTTCCTATCCGGACCTCCTGGCACACGGCGTCGAGGACGCCGGCCGGTTCGACCAGTTTGACCTGTTCGCCGGTTCCGGCCCGTGGCACACCACCCAGATGCTGGTCGAAGACAGTCAGGCGATCGAGCAGTTCGCCCCGGTTGCCTTGAACACCGACGGCAAGGTGGTGCCGTGGGTGTCGGGCCTGGACCCGGAACTGGAAGCGTTCGGGATCATGGCTCAGCCGGTCGATGCCAGCACTCCCGGCAAGTTCGCGCCGATTTTCATCTCGGGCGGCTTCAATCACGAGGCTCTGGTGTGGCCTGCCGCCACCGACACGCTGGCCGAGCGGCAGAATGTGTTCGCCCGCACGCCGATTTATGTACAACAGCTATTGTAGGGGGTTTGTATGGCAGGCTCTTACCCGGACCTCCTGGCGCACGGCGTCGAGGACGCCGGCCGGTTCGACCAGTTCGACCTGTACGCCGGGTCGGGTCCGTGGAACACGTCGCAGATGCAAGCCACCGACGGGTTGGCGATCCAGCAGTTCGAAGTTCTCGCGGTTACCGCCGGCAAGCTGGTCGCCTATACGACAGGCGCGACGGCGGTTGCCATTGCGGCGCAGCCGGTGGAGGCGGCGACTCCTGGCGTGTTCGTGCCGGTGTTCCTGACCGGCGGGTTCAACCACGAAGCCCTGGTGTGGCCGGGAGGCATCAACACACTGGCGCTGCGGCAACTGGCATTCTCCCGTTCGCCGATCTACGTCCAGCAACTCCTCTAAGGAAGGCCGCGCATGGCTGTCTCTCTGTATTCCACGCAGGAGTTGCTTGAAGTCCAGCAACGCCTGGAGAACCTGCCCGACGGGTTCTGGCGCAACCGCTACACCCGCGTGATCACCAGCGACCGCGAAGAGATCATGTTCGAGGTCGCCGACCGCGACAACCGCAAGCTCGCGCCTTTTGTCGCGCCGAACGTCCAGGGTCGTGTCATGAGGGGCCAGGGCTACGAGGCGCGCACCTTCCGCCCGGCCTACGTCAAGCCCAAGCACATCGTGGACCCCACCAAAGCCATACCCCGGATGATGGGAGAGCCGATCATGGGCGGCATGTCGATGGCGGCGCGCTTCGATGCCGTGGTTGCGAACAACATGCGCCTGGAGCTTGAGTCGATCCAGCGCCGCTGGGATTGGATGGCGTGCCGCGCCACGGTTGACGGCTTCGTGCTGGTCGAGGGCGACGACTACCCGTCCACCCTGGTGGACTTCGGACGCGATGCGACCCTGACGGTCCAGTTGACCGGGACGGCGGTGTGGAGCGCGACGGCGACCGCCAACCCGCTGCAAGACCTGGCCGACGCCAACGACGCCGCGTTCGCGCTCGGCAACGCGCCGATCACCGACCTTGTGTTCGGAATCACCGCCTATGCCAACTTCATCAAGAACGCCGACGTAAAAGAACTCCTGAGCACGATGACCCGTGCCTCGAACAGTTCCTTTGCGACGATACCCTTGATCCAGAACGAAAACTACCAGAGCATGGGTTTTATCGACAGTCCGGGCGGCGGGAGGTTCAACCTCTGGCGCTACTCCAACTGGTACTCGGCGGTGTCGTCTACGGGCGCCCTGACGGTCGAGCAATTCCTCGACCCGGAGTTCGTCGTCGGGCTGGGGCCGGGCCTCGACGGCACGGCTCTGTTCGGCGCGATCATGGACTACGACGCCGGGTTCCAGGCCGAGGCTACGGTCTTTCCAAAGATGTGGACCGAGAAAGACCCGAGCGTCGTTTACACGATGTCGCAGTCGGCGCCTTTGTTCGCGCCGCTCAACCCGAACAACTCGTTCGTGATCAAGACCGAGGCACCGTAAGACGACACATCTATGAGAGGTGGTTGAGATGCCCGAGCGCGTTGCAATACATCGTATCGTCGTTGGCGGCGGCGGTGACGACAACAAGAACCGCCGGGTGATCGAACCCGGCACGAGGTTCAATACCGAGGAATATGAAATCAGCGCCGAGCAACTGGAGAAGTACGACCGGCGGCGCGTCACCCGCGAACCGCGCGACCAGCAACAGGACGACGGCGGGCCGCGCGCCAACAGCCGCATGGGAAGGGTGGTCGAGGGCCGTTCCGGCCCGGCGCAGGATGTCACCAACCCGACCCCAGGCTACAACGAGGGGGGCCGCGTGCTGCGCGAGCCTACCGACAACCGTGATGCAATGCGCCAGGGGCGCCCGGAGGCCGCTCCAGCCGCTCCAGCCGCTCCCGAGCATGCCGAAACCCGTCGCAACACCCGGCGCTCCGACAGCGACCTGTGAGCGATTGGTTCGCGCTGCGCACCCAAGCGCGGCGCGACATCTTTCGCGCCTTCACGGTCAGGGCGACCTACAGTGACCCGACGATAGGGGAGCCGGTCGATCTCGCGGTCAACTGGCATTCCCGGTTCGGGTTGCCGGTCGGCGACCTCGCCGGCAGCGATTATTCCGGCGTCTTGGAAACCATCGACCGGCTCGTCTTCGACCGTGCCGAACTCTCTGAGAAGGGGCTGACCTTGCGGCGCGGTGGCCGGGTCGCGCTGACCGATTACGGCTATGGCTTCACCCTGGACGTGCGCGAGCCGAACAGCGGCCCGGTGCGCGAAATCTGGACGGTCGCAAATTGAGCATTGTCATCGAAGCGGTCGGGTTGCACGACCTCAAGAAGTTCTACGACCTCGCCCCCAGAGAGGCGACCGTGTCGGCGCGCGTCGCGATCAACGAAACCGCCCAGCGCAAGGCGCTGCCCTTGGCCCGCGTCGCTATGGCGGCGCAGGTCAATTTTCCGCGCGGCTACTTCGGCGAGATCAACCGCACCGGCAAGCCTAATTTCGGGATCGAGTACCGCGCCCGCGACAACAGCCTGGAGGCCGGGATCGCCGGGCGTCAGGAGCCGACCTCGCTGTCGCGGTTCTCCACCGAGCGGGTAAGGTTTCGCCAGGGCCGGCATCAGCGCGGTACCCCGATCAACGTGACGGTGCATCCCGGCCGTACCAGGGAATTAAAACACGCTTTCTTTCTACGCCTGAAGAACGGCAACATCGGGCTGGGTATCCGCCTCAAGGACGGCCAGAGCCTGACCAATACGGTGGGCGCGAAAATCATAACATCAGGGCCGTTGAAGGGGGTCGCGCTGTTGTACGGCCCTTCGGTCGATCAGGTGTTTCGTACCGTAGCCGTGGACATTTCACCCGAAGTCCTCGATGCTCTGACGGTAGAGTTTTTCCGTCAGTTCGAGTTTCGCACCCGTGCAAACCTCTAGGCAACTGGATTTCCTTGTTCGTCTGACCGCGCACCTTGAGGGTATCGTGCCGGCTAACGGGTATGACTTCGACCTGACCGACAAGGTGTTTCGCGGCCGGCGCGTGTTCGGCGCCGACGACCCCGACCCGCTCCTCTCGGTGGTTGAGCACCTCAGCGCCGATGTTACGCTCGACACGGCTGGCGAGAACCGCACGTCGCGCAGCGAAACCTGGGTACTCTTGGTGCAGGGCTGGGCCAGGGTCATAAACGAGCACCCGACCGATCTGTTGTACAACCTCAAAGCTGCCACCGAGCACCGGCTGGCGCGTTGCATCCAGACCAATGGCGGCGGCGGGCCTTTGTACCCGGCGGAGTATTTTCTCGGGCTGCACCGGAAAAACGTCACTATGCTGACGATTGGGCCTGGAGTGGTCAGCGCCCCGACCTCGGCGGACTCGAGTATGCGGTCTTTCTTCTACTTGCCGCTCGGCGTCGGTTGGGCGTCCGATGTGTGCGATCCTTTTGTGGAGGGGTAAACCATGCAGGCGATGAATACGCGCGACTACACAATCGGTCGCGGCCAGTTGTTCTTCAACAAGTTTCTCACAGGGACGACGACGCCAACCGGCGAACGTTACCTTGGTAACAGCCCGGCGCTGACCGTGACATCGACCTATGCCGACCTGCCGCACTACACCAGCGATTTCAAAGTGCGTGAGATGGACGACAACTTCACGCTTCAGACCGACCGAGGCGGTACGTTCAGCGTGGACAACGCCTCGATTGAAAATCTCGGTCTGATGTTCGGCTCCGATCCGATCCCCGAGACGGTGACCGCAGCCACCGCTGCGACCGAGACGCTGACCGATGTCAAGCTCGGATACTGGTATCCGCTGGGCATCACCGACGAAACCCCAGACGGGGCGGGAGCGGTGGATAATATAGTGGTTACTATGGGGGTGACGCCGGTCACTGAGGCGGACAACTACACGGTCGATCTCGACACCGGGCGCATTTACCTCCTGCCCGACGCTGCCGATGTCACGGATGGCGACGATCTTACTGTTACTTATGACGTTGTTGCCGGTGAGAGCCTCTTGGTGATCGAGGAAGGTGAACAGGTTGAAGGTTCGTTGCGCTTCATTTCGGACAATCCGAAAGGGTCGAACAAAAACTATTTCTGGCCGTATGTGCGTATTCAGCCGACCGGCGACTTCGCGGTCAAGGGCGAGCAGTGGCAGGTTATATCGTTCAACTTCGCGGTTCTGACCCCCAAGGACGGAAGGAAGCGCGTCTACGTCCGCGCGGTCTGACGTTTTCTCCTCCCCGGCCTGGGCGGCAGACCGTGACGGCGGCTTTGCCGGTTGTGCCGTGGAACAACCGGAGGGGGCCATGCTGAAAGATTGCGTGATAACGCGGCGGAAAATAAGTTTCGAGGGTGGCGAGTTCGAGTTGCGCGGCGTCTCCCTGCCCGATATCTCGGCGGCGATAATGGAACACCGCGAAGCGGTGGACAGGGTCGCGGATATCCTGCGCAGCCGAGCCGACGCGACCGATTTCGGCGCGATGATCGACATACTGATCGACGTGATACGGGAAAGCCCGTACCTCGCGGCCTTTCTTATCTGTAGCTGTGCCGACGAACCCGATGCGTATTCGGCTGCTTTCCACTTACCGCTGGCGGTGCAGGTCGAAGCCCTGCGCGCGATCGGCGACATGACGTTCCAAGACGCCGAAGCCCTAAAAAAATTGATCGCCGACGTGAAAGGACTGCTGGCCGGGATACGCCCGCCGAGGCCGGTGGACGCGGCGGCGTAGAAAGCTGGTTCCTGCGGACCTACCAGGGCTTGCGCGAGCACGCCAATCTGCTGGTGTCCGAGGGATACGGTAGAGATTGCGTGTGGTCGATGCCCCTTGGGGTAATATGGACCGAGGCGGCATTGACGAGGCGGCGCATCCGGGGCCATGCGGTATTGAACGCGGTCCTCATCCACGCCGCTATCGTGGACGCAATCAGCGGCGGGGGTCACTTGCAACGGGTCATCGAGGACGTGGAAGATGAGTGACCGGGGCGGCGGGCTGACCCGCGATGTCATTCTGCGGATCAGCGCGCAGAACCTCTCGACAGCCGACTTCCGCGCCGCTACCGCCGCTGTCAACGAACTGACCGCTGCCGTTGATAAGCAAGTCCAGGCGGCGGCGAAAGGCACCGTCAAGGAGAAAGAACTTACCGAAGCCCTGTCGAAGCTGAACGACGTCGGCAAGAACCTTACCGGGTTCGCCAAGATAATCGAGAACCTCAAGGGACTCGATGTCCAGATCGCAGCTCAGATTCAGCAGATCGCGAAAGCCAAGGAAGCCTGGGAAACACAACAGGCGACGATGGCCGGGTCCGCCCGCGTCACCGAGGAGATGACGACTAAACTTAACAATTTGAAAAGGACATACGACGCCGCCGAAACGACGCTCACCGGCCAGATCGCGCGGCAGCAAGCTTACCGGAACACGCTCCAGCAAAACGGGCTGGACGTACAAAATCTCGCCAACGCCGAGCAACAGTTGCTCTCGGTGGCTGAACAAGCCGGGGTTGTCGTCAACAAGCTGACCCAGGCGCGCGACAACTACAACAAAATCTTGCGCCAAACCCGCGAGGAAGAACAAAAGAACCTCCAGGCGCAGGAAGCCGCCACCAAGGCGGCGGAACAGCGTGCCGCCGCCGAACGCGAAGTGGCGGCGGCGCTCGAAGCTGCGCAGGCCCGCAGGGTCACGACCGACCGGGCAGCTTCGCAGGCCGAAGTTGCTGCCGGCGCTCAGAGAGTCCTCGATGAGCGCCGCATTCAGAAGGAGATCACCGAGGGTGCCGCCAGGGCGGCGGCAGAACAGCGCGCTATCCGCCATGCGTCAGTGCAAGCGGAGGTCGAGGCCAACTCCAGGCGGCGCGAGGACGCGAACAAGACCGAACGCGCGATAGAAGCCGACCGCGCCAAGGCACAGGCCGAGGTGGCTGAAGGGGCCAGACGCGGCACGCCGGCAAGCGCGGAGCGGATGGCGGAAATCCGTCGCAACATCGAAGAAAGCAGCCGGCTTCGCGAAATCGAAATCCGCTCCGAGATCGAGGCCGAGCGGCGAGCCGGCCTGGGAAGGCTTGGCCGGCTGCGCGAGGACATGGCCGAGCGTCGCCGGCTGCGCCGGCAGGAATCGGAGGAACAACTAGCCGAGACGCGGCGCACCGGAGCCGGCGGCAGAGGCGGGCAGGCTGGCCCGCCGGGCTTTCTGGGATTGCGTCCTTACGAATTAACGAACTTAGGTTACCAAGCGACAGATGTGTTTCAAGGTGCGCTTTCCGGCACGAGTTTCGGAGTCATAGCGGCACAGCAGGGACCGCAAATATTCCAGCTATTCGGTCTGGCGGCTCTCAAATGGTCGCCCATCATCGTCGCCGGGTTCGCTGCCATCACGGTGGCTATGGGTGCCTTCCAGCGTATGCTGCGCGAGCAAGCCGCCGGCCGCGAGTTCGGCGGGTTGCTCGCCGCCAACGCCCAGTCGATAAATTACAACAAGGAACAACTGGTCGATCTCGGCAAAGCCGCACGCGACATGGGGATGTCGTGGAAGGACGGTATCGACGCGATCAAGACCGCGATGAGCGGCAACATCGCACAAGACCGCGTCAAGTCGTTGTTACAGGCGGCGCAGGACGTAGAGGACGTTTACGGCACCAAAGCGCCGGAAGCGATGAAGCAGTTTGTAGTCGGTTTGTCGGGCAGTGCCGACGAATTGATAAAGCTTGGCAACGAATATCGTTTGTTCAGTCCTCTGGAACAACAACACATTCGTGATCAGGTTGCCGCCGGCAAGATCGAGGACGCTCGTCGCTTTACTATCGAGCGCCTCACCCAGACGATGCGGGAACGGGCCAAGGTAGCCACCAGCGAGTGGACTACCGAAACCCGCAAGCTCTCGGCGGCTTGGGACGATTTTCTTATTTCGATCGGCAAGACGCAGGCATTCAAGGATGCCTACGACTGGCTGGTCAAGATCATCGGTGAGACAGCTAAACTCGCCAGACAGCTTGATGACATCACACAAAACAAGCCTGGGGCGCGGCAGGGTCTGTGGGACTACATAGTAAGCAACCTGATCGGTGAGCGAAGCCTCCTCAAACAAACCACCGGGATCGGGTTGCCCACACCGGCAAGCCCCACCGGCGCGATCCCGGCGACCGAGTCGGTTTATCTGGCCGACACGAAGTTCAACAACCCCCGGAATATCAAGTTCGACAACGAGGCGATGACCGCCCTGGCGCGGGTGATCGCGCAAGCGTCGAAGGAATTGCCGGCAGGCTACACGGTAGTGCCGATCAGCGCCGAGCGGCCGAATGCCAGGGTCAAGGGTACGGGCGAGTTGTCCGAACACCATTATGGTCGCGCGATCGACATCAAGATCGTGGACCCATCAGGCAAGGACGTACCCGGCTCGATGTCCGTGGCTACCGAGTTGTATCTTCGACTCGACAAAGCCGTGGAAGCGCAAGCCCGCCGGATGCTGGGCAACACGCCGCTTGCCGTCGGCAGCACGTTTGACGATGCCGGCCACTACAGCATTGCGGGGCCGGAAGCCATTGCCAACGCGCGCAAGCGCGGCGCGGTTGCGACGGTGACAACCAGCGCGTCCGCTGCCGACGCCAGCCGGGTGGGAGGGCCGGTTGTCACCGGGCCGACCCCGGATCAGACCGCCGAAGGCCAGAAGGCGCTCGAACAGACCAAGGAACGCTACGCGATCGAGCACGCGATCTCGGTCGAAGCCGAGAAACAAGCCGAGTTCGCCAGGATCGAGCGCGAGGTCAGGCAGTCGAACAAAGACCCCGTCACGGCAGCGGGGGAGATTCGGATCAAGCAGCTTGAGGTTGAGGCCAAGCTGCGCGAGGAACAGCGCGCCCGAGAGGCGAAGCTGGCCGACGAAGCGGTCACCCAGGCTAAGTACATCACCGAGATACGCACTGCCGGCGAGAAAGCGGTGGCTGAAGCCCGCGCCCAAGGCATCGCAGGCTACCGCGAACTGCAACGGATCGAGGACGAAGCCAAGACCAGGGAAGCCAACCGGCTCAACCGGATCGACCAAGAGAAGGACCGCTACCAGGGCATCGTCACCGCGATAGACAACGTCAAGCGGTCGCTGGATGGTGCCTACGGGCCGGATGTCGAGGCCCGCATCGACGCTGTGCGGCTCAAGTACAAGGATTTGGGAGAGCAGATCAGGCGAACCCTGCGCGAGAACGTCCTGACCGACAAGGCTCCCCTGGAAGCGCGGCTACGCGAGCTTCCCGCTTTGCAGGAGCGCGAAACGTTTATCACCCGAGGCAAAGCCTACGAGGACCAAGCCAAGGCGGCGCTGGCGGCGCGCAACGACCTGATCCAGTCGTATAACAAGCTCTATGATGCCGGCGAGATGACCCTTGAGGAGAAGAACAAGGGGATCGAAGAGTCCTACAAGCGCATTACACCGGCCCTCACCGAAGCCACCGACTCGTTGGAGAAGTGGAACCAAGAAGCCCGCGAGCGCGGTGACGTACCGGCTATCCAGATCGACAAGACCACTGCCGCGATCAAGGAGTTCCGTTCCGAAACCAAGTACCTTGACCCGTTCTGGAAAGGACTGAAAACCACCATCGAGGACAGCTTCGGCTCCAACCTGAGCGAAGCCTTCAACACCGTGGCTGAATCTATCGGCAAGGTCATCGCCAAGACCGGCGAGTGGAAGGACGTGCTCGTCTCGCTGGAGAAAGCCGCCGCCAACTTCTTCGCGGGCATCCTGAAGGACATCGCTGCCTACATCATCAAGGTTGAGGCGCTGAAGCTCATCCAGGGCAGCGGCGCGTTCGGCTCTCTCGGCATCGGAGGTAACAGCGGGCTGGGGCTGGGCAGTCTCTTCGGCAGCCTGGGCGGGGCGGGGGCCGCACCTGCTGTCGGGGCCGGCGGCGACATCACAGGCGCGCTGTTCGGGGCGGCAGCCCTCCTGCACGGGGGCGGCGTTGTCGGCTTGACCCAGCCGCCGCGCCGCCCGGCGCCGGCCTCTTGGTTCGAGCGGGCGCCGCGCTACCATACGGGAGCGGTGGTTGGACTGGCCGCGAACGAGCAGACCGCGATCCTGCAACGCGGCGAAGAGGTGCTGACCCGCGACAGCCCGCGCAACGTGATGAACCTGCGCGGCGGGGCCGCACCGGACATCAATATCAGAAACGTGCTCGTCGCCGACCCGAACCTCGTCCCCAGCCACATGGGTTCGTTGAAGGGCGAGCGGGTCATCATGAACGTCCTGACGAAGAACGCAGCCACCGTGCGGCAGCTCGTCCGGTGAGCGACCTGTCGCTTCCGGTGTGGAGCCTCTACCCGGACTGGACGGACGGGGTCTTGGAGACGCTGGAGTTTTTATCCACCGTTGCCGAGAGTCCAAGTGCCATCGAGCAACGTCGCGGGCTGCGTCTGACCCCCCGGCAGTATTTCGAGTACAGCTATATTTTGAAGGGTCCGCTGCGGACCTATTTCGACATGCTGACGATGCGGGCGGGCGGCTCGCCGGTCTATGCCCCGGTGTGGCACGATGTCGAGCTTCTGCCGTACACGCACGTTGCCGGCTCGACCGTGTTGTCAATAGAGGTCACTTACACCGAGTTCATGAACTGCGACGTGGTTATGCTCGGCGGGCCGCACGATTACGAACTGGTCGAGATACTCGGCCGGGCCGACACCCTGGTCACCCTGACATCGCCCACGATCTACGAGTGGCCGAAAGGCACTCGCGTCGTACCTTTGAAGAAGTGCAGACTGGACCAGCAACCGTCCACGACGCGGCGCAGCGGGGATGTTCACGTCGCCCGCGTGAAATTCTGTTCGATCGAACCCAACCGTACCGACGCCGAGCCGCCGCTCAATACGTTTGGGCTTCAGTACATACTGGAGGAAGACCCGAACGAGGTCGAAGACCTGACGTACAACTACGAGCGGGTGATGTCGCTCCTCGACAACACCACCGGGCTGCCGGCGATGAGCGACGTAACCGGGCGGATACTGCAA